TTTTATCGTCAAGAAGACCTGAGGTTACGTAACTTATTGAATCAAGCGAAAGCTTTACACCTTGCTTCTGTTGCCCAGGTTTATCTTGGAAAATATAAAATTCTTCAACATTGGATACTATATCAGCACCTGTTGCTTCATCTTTTTTCTTTTTAATCTGCTTAATTTTTCTGACTTTAGCAGCATCAATATTTCTAATTTCTTGAATGCCCAATTTAGGACTTTTAGGCTCTACAATTAAATGGTGATACATTCTACCGTCAATGTACCAGCGCTTAAACATATCGTGGCCATTTTCAGTAAAGTTAAGCATACGCACAATACGCGTAAACTCTTCTTCCATTTGTTTTTTGATTTTGTTTGAAGCATCAACATTTTCTAGGTTCAGCTCAACAGGCGCCCCATCGGTTGATGCAGAAATTGCTTCGTTAATAATATTCTCAATAGCATCGTCTACTTCAGGATGCAATGCTACACCACGATATTTCATAATCGCTTGGTGGTTATCTTTAGACTCATCTCCGTCTAAATTAATATATTGTCCATAATGAGATCCGGATGCAGTTACATATCCTGCGCCATCATCATCTTGTGGCGGAACTATTGAAGGCAGATTTTTTGATTGTTCTTTTGGAGATCTTTTGATCTCAAATCCAAAAATCTTAATGCCGTTGTTGTTGTCTTCAGCCATTAAATCACCTAGTTAAAAAAAGTTTGGAAGCCGACTATTGCGCCGGCTTCCATTCTATTTATTTAAGTTGTCGTGTTGGATGTCCAGTACTGAATCTGGAACTCAACAGTAAACTCTTCGATCGTATCGTTTGCATCATATGCAAGTTCGATAGCAGATACGTTAGTTGGGAAAGCACCTACAAAGTTGTAAGTCTTAATTGTATCACCAGCCTTATTTAGCTGTTCAACAATCATGTCAGCTTCATACTCAGTTACTGAAGTTAGTCCAGTGTTTTGAGTATGAGCAGCCATACCATTCATCCAACGTTCCATAGCGTCTCTAACATTAAAATCTGTGTCATTAATGATAGTTACAGACCACGGTTCGAAAGTTCTGTCACCTGCCATTTGCAATTGTCTACCACGGAAAGGAACCGTAATAGGTGCAATTGTTGAGGCCGGTAGTTGTCCGGTTTTGCACATGAATGATGCTAATTCTACATCACCACCTGCATATCCTGGGAAGTTAAGTGTCACCTTAAAAAGATTAGGGCGAGCACCACCACCTCGGATTTTTGACTTAAAGTCATCTACTCCTAAAATAGCCATGTTTTATCTCCCTAAGCTACGCCGCCGGCGATTTCTTCAAAGTCAACACCAGTTCTGACTGCGACAAAGTTCAACGTTACAAAGTTGATGCTTCTTGCAGGTTTAACTAGGATGTTAGCAATGAATTCGTTTCTATCAACCACAGCGGCAGTGTTATTTGTTTCGTCACATACAACTCTGAAGTCTGTGATACCTCTTCGACCTTTGATTTCTCTAAGGAAGGGTTCAACGATTCCGACGAATTCTGCACGAGTAAACTCATCGTTAAACTCGAACATTACGTTTCTAGCTGCTAATGCAATCGCTCTTTCAATGACAAGGAACAATCTACGAACATTAATTCTGTCGAATGCAGAAGGTCTGTTCATTTTTGTTTTGTCACCGAACAACAAGACACCTTGGCCCGGAATGTTTGCAATCGGATTAACACCTGCTTTGTACAAAGTATCTCTTTGTGACTTATTAGGAGATGTCAATAACGATGTTACACCAAGATAACGTCCGCGTCTTGGACCAGCAGGTGAGAACCAAGGAGCAGCGACAAAGTCGGTTGCAGCCATGAGTCCAGCTGTTGATGATGCAGAAGGAATATTAATGTATTGATCATTGTACTTATCGTAAATCTTAAAGAAGTTATTATCTACGATTAAGTAACTTGATGGTGTGTAAGTAGCTGCAGCTTCGACAGTGCTTGTTGCCGGATCTGTTGACGTAATTACATCTGCTAGTGAAGGGGATGTAGTAACCACACAATCTTTTCTAGCTTCAGCAATTGAAACAAGATCATTTGTTATTGTGGTGTTAGCTGTACGAGTACGAGTACGTGGAGCAATAATGAAATCAATTTCAATATTGTCTTTGTCTTCGAACTGGTCATAACCTTCAAGGAACCTACCTAATGCACCTGTACCATTAAAGTTAGCATCAGCACCATTTGCCAGTTGGAAATCTGGTTGGGCTGTTCCTAGTGCATAGTTATCAGCTGAGTCTGCGTCTGTACCTGCATTCGCTGCAGTAAAGTTAGCATCAAATCCAGCAAGCCAAACATATTCTGACCTATTGTTGATAACGTCCTTAATATAGCTAGATGTACCATCAGGTGTAACTGCGTTCTGAGCGAGAGATACGAATGGGAAAGTTTCTAAAACTTCACCGACAGTTCCTGTGAACTTACCGTTTCTATCTACAATTGCGACGTGTACTTCGTCGTTAAGTGCGTTTCTCTTACTTGCAAAATCCGATGTACCCGGAGCTGCATCAAAATTATTTTTATATGTCCATCCTTCAAAGGCTGAATCATTGGAATCTTGACCACAAATTTCAATTTTTAGTGAGTTGCCAAGAGCTCCTGCCCACTTAGCTACAAAGAATCTGCCATCAGAATCCATTGCTGCTCCGCGACCATTTTGCCAGTCATCGAAAGATTTAATTTCTGCACTGTTTGAATCAGTGCCACCAATAAAGGCGTTGTCACCATTTGAATCATTTACACGAACTACTTGAAGAGTATTTGCATACTTCAAGAAATACGATGCTGAATGAAAGTCAAAGGTGTTTGTCGTGTTGGGTGCGCCAAACTTTTCCGCTAAGGTTGCTTCGTTATCTACCTTCGTCGGAACAAGAATTGGACCCCAAGAATAGTTACCTGCAATCGCACCAGTGGAAGATTGAACACTCGGCACGACACCGGATAGATCTATCTCTCTGACTACAATTGAAGGAGATTCTGAAAATGCCATTTGCTTCTTCCTCTCAATTATTTTTTATAAGACCACATAATACGATTTTTTTTTCACCTGATTCTATTTATAATTTATATGTCGTTCAC